TTCCTAAATTAGGTTTATCAGCAACAATTGATCGTAAAACTCAGTACATGATTCAAGGTCAAGAAATTACTAAGTTTGATCTGCTTAAAACATTTTGTCCAGTAGTATATACTTATTCATTGCAAGAGTCAATGGATAATAAGACTACAAGAGATATTAAGTTTTTTGTAGTCAAACATAACCTGGATGATGTTAATAGAAATATTCAAACTGGTGCTAAAGGTCAAATGTTTTGGACTACTGAGAAGTCTAACTATGCCTATTTAGATAGGTATGTTAGGGAAGCAATGTTTGCTAAGTATAAAGATGAAGCTACCAAGAAACAACGTGTGATTCAAGTAGCAACCAATAGAGCTAGATTCTTGTATTCATTACCAAGTAAAATTAAATCCTGTAAAGAACTAGTTAGTAAACTAAAAGGAAAAACTCTAGTGTTTGGTCAAGATAGTAAATCCTTATTAGATATTTGTCCTACAAGTATTGTAGCAGACAATAAAAATTATGTACAAGATTTAGCTGATTTTAAATCAGGTAAAACTATGTTAACAGGTTCTAACAAGATCTTAAAACAAGGTGAGAATATTCCCATGTTAGATAATGTTGTTTTAGTAGCATATTATTCTAAAAGTAAGGATTTTTGCCAAATGATTGGAAGGCTCCGGACCGATAAATCAGTAGGAAATGTTATTATTTACTGTACTAGCGGAACGCAAGAGGAAAAGTGGATGGATAAAATGATTGAGGATATAAATGAACCATTTATTTATTGTACAACAATTAAACAACTTATTGATAAATTATGATTATCGAATTTTTACAACCACATGCTTTAAATTTAGAAGAAGACTTTGAATTTATAAGTATTTTTAAAAGCAGATCAAATCAAGGAGTTGAAGGTTACAGACTGTTACTTAAAAGTATAACTACTGGTACAGAAGTTCTTCTAGGTATGTATGAGAGACCTGGACCAGATCATTCATACCTTGTATTATTTACAATAGATGATTTTAAGTTTGTTTCTCCAACTAACATTAAACAACAGCAATATAGTTATCATTGGTTTAGTAACGATATTACAAAGGTTGAAGACTTCTTTAATCTATGGAAGAATAGTGATCCAATGGTTCATTTAGGTAATTATAGACATTCTTTTATATCTAAAATTCCTAATTATCAGGGGTCTTATAGATTTAATGGTATAACGTATTGATAAATTATGATTGTTGAAATTTACTATTCAGAAAGAGAACAGTCTTATACGGCAATTGTAGCAGGAGACAATCCTTATGATTTTTCTAGTGATGTTGAATTCATTACAAAAATAGAAGGTGTTGATTGGGATGATTGTATGAAAAAGTATCACGAGTATATGGATTGGGAACCTTATCAAATTCAAAGTAAGTTATGAAAATAAAAATATCAAGTTGGAAAGTATTAATTAATAATGAGTTGAAAAGATTGTATGAAGGTAAAACTGTAAAATTATGGTTTGCTCAATATGGGCCTAAAACACATTTTAGTACTCATTATAAATACGCATGTTATACAACAAAAGAGGAATTTAGTGACCCTAATGATTGGTATGATTATATTAATTTACAAGATATTGATGTGGAAATTAAATCAATTACTGGTAGAGGAATAGAAACTAAATTTTTAGAAATAAAATTTGATCCAATTATTTATCAGGGAATTGAAATATCAAATATCTTATTTTCAAATAAAATATTAGACATCGTATGACAAAAATTAAAGAACTGATGGATTCTGTTATTGTTGATAGTCCAGTTTATCCAGAACAATATTTTTCAATAGAAAATATTGAAAAGATTATGAAAGAATATGCCGAGTTCTACGCTCAAAGATGTTTAGAAATTGCTGAAGAAAAGTGTTGTCCTGATTGGATTCATCCTGATGATCCTGAAGAAGAAAGTTATATCGGTATAGAACCAGGATCTATTTTAAATATTAAATTACCTGAACATATTTGATAAAACAATTATTGGATAAGTTATGAATTTAAAAGTAGGAGATTTAGTAACTGCATATTGGAAAGGTTATTTTAGGGTTGTTGCAATTCAAAATATGTGTAAACCATTAGATATGAATGCTCAACTGCAGGCTGTTCCCGAAGGACACACTAATGCGGGAGAAATAATCTATCAGATAATTAGTGTTCAACAAGAATATGATACAAAGGGTAATTTTAGAAGATCTAAAGATGTCAAAAACTGTCATGGTTCTTTCTGTCAATTAGCTAAAGATGTTCTTCCGGCAATTTGTAGTGATTTGAATTCAACAAGAAACCGTTTATTAGATATATACGATAAATTATGACAAATAAAGAAACTATTGAAGCAATGCTTCGGTATATTGAAAACCATCCTTATTTGATAACAGGTTTGTGTATGATTGAATATCGTGTCACAGGTAAGTATGGAGAAATTATCGAACAGTATGAACCTACAATATCAAGTAAGTTTTGGTGGCAATGGAGTTATAGAGGTTGGCACAATGCATATTGGTGGCCACTTACAGAAAAGGGTATGAGAAAACGTAAAGAGTTTCTCAAACATTTATTAACTAAATTTGTAGACTACTAATGGATGTAATTAAGTACGTATATAAAAACAATGAAGAGACAATTGATAATATCAGATCGTTTGGAACATGGTATTTGATAGCTTATGCAGCATTTGCATATATGTCATTACAATTAAATCCTTTATTGTGGTGTGATCCAGCTAGAGTAGCATTTGCATTAGCGATTTTACTTCCAATCATAATTTATAAATTAAACAATGATTAACTTAATTGACATAGAATGCTATGTTAATTATTTTCTTCTCGGGATTCGAGATTATAAAACTGGAGTAAAAACAGCTTTAGAAATCAAACCTGGTGTTGATAATAGAAAAGAGTTATTTAAGTTTCTACAAACCTATAATGGATTTTGGGTATCGTTTAACGGTATTCACTATGATAATATGGTTTTGGCTTATGGTCAAAAACATCAATGGTGGCCTAAGGAATCTTCATCAGAGGTTTGTAGAAAACTTAAAGCTTTTTCAGACAGCATCATTAATGATGAAGAAGGTAATTTTGATAAACTAAAACCTTATAAATATTTTGGGTGGAAGTTTACAAACATAGATTTATATTTATATTGGAGTAAGGGTTTAAGACAGAGTAAAAAGATCAGTTTAAAAGGTTTGGGTATTCAGTTGGGATATCCAGTAGTTCAAGAACTGCCATTTGAACCATCTATGGTTTTAAATGAAGACCAGATATCTGAACTGAAAAACTATAACTTGGAACATGATTTAGGTATTCTTCAACTTCTTACTGAGACGTTTGAAGGTAAAGGTAAGGTTCCAGTAGGTAACTTAGGAACCATACAATTAAGAGACCAAGTTGTTAAGGAATACGGTATTAATGCTTGGTCTATGGATGGCCCTAAAATTGCGTCAGAGGTACTTTTAAAAGACTACTGTAAGATTACCTCAAAGGATATGCAAACGGTCAGAGATTTAAGATTTAAGCGTCCTGAGATACATTTTGGAACACTCTTGAAAGATTTAGATGTTGAATTTAAATTACCTGAACTAAAAACATTGTATGCTGAATGGTGTTGGTCAAAAAATGAATTTAATAAAACATTTTTAACAGGTACAAAAAACCATCCATTACAAGTTACTTGTGGTGTAGGCGGTATTCATTCTGTGAACAACAATGAGATTTATCATAGTTCTGACACTCATACAATTTTTACAGATGATATTGTGTTAACATGTAGGCACAATTAAAACTCCTTAAATTGACGGGAATCTCCTTAGAGTTTATTCTACTAACTCATGACAGTAATGTATATGAGGGCCGATTTAACTAATCGGATATGGTAAAAAAGAATAAAATTGGATAATCCGCAGCCAAGCTTCCAAAGAGTTGGAAGAAGGTTCAGAGACTAAACAGGGAGCATTTTAACAATTTTATTTGGAAAAAGGTTAAAATTGATGATATAGTCCGATCTTAATAGAAATATTAAGTTAACATAAATGCAATGTATCCAACCAATATTGAGAATTGGAACGCGTTTAGATTTCCAGAAGTATTGGATGTCTATAAATCTTTTAAAACTAAAAGAATTACAGAAACCAAACCTGGAATGAAACAACATCCTAAAGGTTCTCCTCAATGGACTAGTTTCTTTCAACAAGATTTGTTTTACAAATTAATTCTGAATGGAGTTAGTGGTTTATTAGATATGGAATACTCTTGGCTGTTCAATCCAGAAGGAATTATGAAAGTTAGATGTGGAGGACAATTGATCCTCTTAACATTGATGGAAAAATGTATTCTGAATGATATTGATGTATTAAGCTTAAATACTGATGGTTTAGAGGTAATGGTTCCAAATGATAAGATTGACATTTATCTTCAAGCAGTTAAAGAAACCGAACAAAAGTTCAATGTTCAATTTGAAAGAGAGAAATATAAGAGTATTGTATATAGCACAGTAAACGATTATATTGCTATTCTTGAAAATGGACAATTGAAAAAGAAAGGTTTGTTTGTTACTCAACCTGAGTTGGGTAACGGTGTAGATTTTCTAATCATACCTAAACTCTTAGAGCAGTATTTTACCAAAGGTATTAAACCTGAAGTAGCAATACAAGATGTTGATAAATATTCAATATTTGACTTTTGTGCTAGCCAGAAGGTAGATAAAAGTTTTACTGTTGAATGGAATGAGATCAAGCAACAAAGACTGAATAGATATTACGTATCTAAAGGTCCATATTTATATAAATGTAAATGGGTTGAAAAGGTTGATAAACAAACCAAACAAACATATAGTGTTTATACAAAACATCATATGCTAAAAGGTTGGGGTGTTCAAATATACAATGATCATACTGATCAACCATTAAATAAGTATAAATTGGATTATAGATTTTATTTATCTCAAGTAAATAAAATCATTTCTGAATTAGAAAGACATCACCAAATTAAATTATCATGAGTTTCAAAATACATGAATATGAATTTGAAGTAAATCGTGAAAAAGGTAGGTTTATAATCTTAAACAAAGTTTTTAAAATTGGAAGACCATTAAGGTTTGACAACGATCGTGTTTGGAAATGTAGCCATAATGGAAAAACTATTATATCACTACGTATTTATCATAAAGGATTTTATCAAGGTTGTTGGTATTTATGCTTTTTTGGAACACCTTGGATACCAATTAGTGGAGAACGTAAAGCAGCTACTGTTAAAGCTATGGCGTTAGATTATATTCTAACCCATTTTAATAATTTATAACAAAAACCGATGAAAAACAAACTACACACCATACTAGGAATAATCTTATTTATTCTTGGTATACTAGCACTTGTATTAATGATATGTTGATGAAAAACAGCAAACATGTAAATATTTTAGGTGTTGATTATTCTTTACGAATAGTTCGACATCTAAATGATTCTGGAAGGAAAACCTTAAGTATTCTTTTGAGAGGTATGGATAAACATAAGGATAAACGCTTTTATTATTTTAATAATGGTAACGGTGTTAGAACTTATGAACAACCCAATCATGTGAGGAGAGCAATTCCCACCATACGGGAAGCTAAATTGAGTATGATAAAATTTTTAACAAACGTAAAATGAAAAATTGGAACAACATTGGGTTAAACTATTTCCCAAGCAACGACGCATTAAAAATTGACAACATTCCTCCAGCAATCTATTTGTTGAAATATGATCAACGATTGGGAATGTATTTACAAAGACAAGAAGACAGTTTTGCATTCTCTCATAAAATTTATGGGAAGGATACAGTGTTTGTAGACCGTTGTAAAAAGACGTTTGAAAACACGTCTAACAACTTAGGAATATTGTTGTCAGGAATCAAAGGAACAGGTAAATCTGTGACCGCAAAATTACTGTGTAACAATTTTGAAAAACCTGTAATTTTAATTACAGAAGAATTTGAGGGAATCGATGAATTCCTGTTTAATATTGATCAAGAAGTTGTTGTGTTTGTTGATGAATATGAAAAAATCTTTGAAAAGTCACATCAGTTGTTGTCCGTAATGGATGGTGGTACGATGAGTCCATATAGAAGAATTTTCATTTTGACAACAAATTCCATTTTTGTAAATGAAAATTTATTAAATCGACCATCTAGAATTAGATATCATAGACAATATGGGAATCTTGAAAAATCAGTATGTCAGGAAATTATAGATGATAGATTGATCAATAAAGATTTTACAGACGATCTGTTAGACGTAATTTCAAAATTGGAACATGTTACGATTGATTTAGTAATCTCATTGATTAATGAAATCAACATTCATAATGAACCTGCTTCAACTTTTGAAAAAATCTTTAATGCTGAGTACACAACAGTATATGTTGATGTTTTAGATGAAGAAGATAAGATTATTTACGCAAGAGTAAAGTTTGAAAGTTTTAACATTCTTAAAAATCCTACTAGATATATTAATTATCGTATTTATCTAGAAGATATGTCTGAAGAATCTGTCCTTTTAGGAGAATTTAAGAAGATTGAAGAAGGATTGTATTACTTTAAAGTTGACAACAAAACAAAACTTGTAAAGTATAAGATTGTGAAACATAAAAATCTAACATATGCCTATTAGTATTAAGAATATAGATAGTAACTATCTAGCTAAGATTGTTGAGATGAAAAATCCTCAAAAACATCCCAATGCAGATAAATTGCAGGTTTGGAATGTTGAAGGGTATGATGTGATTACAGATCTTTCTAGAAAAGAAGGTGACATCTGTGTGTACTTTACACCAGAAACATGTATCAATCATGATATTTTGTCCAAGTTGAATTTGTATTCAACTAAAGAACTAAATATGGATCCAAATCAAGTTGGATACATCAATGATAAACGACGTGTTAAAGCTGTAAAACTCAGAGGTATTGTTTCTGAGGGAATGGTTTTACCTTTGTCTGAAATCCTAAATGTATTTAACCTAGATTATGATCTATCAGGTAATGTTGGATTATCGTTTGACACAATTGATGACATTTTGATTTGTGAGAAGTATGCTCCACCTCAAGTATTTGGTGGAAGACAGGTTACTGGAGATTCTAAAGTTAAACGTCCCAAAGTAAACGAGTTTTTAATTCCTGGACAATTTAACTTACACTATGGAACAAGTAAACTACAAGATAACATTTGGAAATTTAACAATCCAAATGATACAGTAGTAATTACTGATAAATGGCATGGTACAAGTGCTGTATTTAGTAATGTTCTTACTAAACGTAGGTTAAGTTTTTGGGAAAAGATTAAAAAGTTTTTTGGAAGTAATGTTCCTATTGTAGAATATACTCCAATGTACAGTTCTAGGACTGTTATAAAGTCTATCGATGGTAAATACAATATTCCTGATGGAGGATATTACAATTCCGACATTTGGGGTAAAGTGTTTGCGGATCTGAAATCAATCTTATTTAAAGGTTATACTTTATATGGTGAGATCGTAGGATATACTGGTGAAAAGATGATTCAAAAAGGTTATCACTATGGATGTAAACCTGGAGAACATAAGTTTAGAGTATATCGTATTACAGAAACTCAATCTGATGGTTCTATCTACGAATATGCTTTTCATGAAATTGAAGATTTCTGTAAGACACATGGTCTAATGACAGTACCTTTATTCTATAGAGGAACAATTAAAGAGTTTCAAGATAGAATCAATCCAAATGAATCGTTTTTGAATAATCTCAAGGCTGTGTATCTTGAGAAGATGTGTGCGTACAATGATAATAAAGTACCATCGGAAGGTATTTGTATCAGAAATGAGTCGGATAAAATTGCTTACAAACTCAAATCCAAATTGTTTTTAGAAAAAGAATCTAAAGATTTGGATACAGCAACTGAAGTTATAGAATGATAGGGTTTGTTATTATTATAGCTACACTTTTAATATATGACGAATTGTCAGATATTAAAAACGAGCTTAAGAAAATCAGTGACAATTTGAATAAGAAATGACAATAAGGACACCTTAAGTTTTAGGGTGTCCTTTTTAAATTTTTTAAGAGTAGAAATAAAAAAGAACAATCCTACAATATTATACTTATGAGTAAACCATTACTGCATGTGTTCGTGACCACATGGAATGAAGAAAAAATAATCCTAGATTTTATTCAATGGTATAGATCTAGAATACCTGGATGTTTAATTACGATTTATGATAATTACTCGACTGATAATACGGTGGATATTGCTTTGGATAATGAGTGTGAGGTTAGATTTTTCAATTCGGGTGATGAGATGGATGAGCAGACTCTTATGAAAGTAAGAAATAACTGTTGGAAAGACTCTGAAGCTGAATGGTGTTTGGTTGTAGATGCCGATGAATTGGTTGATGTAACCATTGAAAAGTTAAATACTCTAAGTGAGTTTTCAGTAAACATTTTTAAATGTGATGGATATGAAATGTTTGGGACAGAAGAAGATACTATTAAAACATTAACTCAAGGTTGTAAATCTGCAGGTTATTGTAAACCGGTATTGTTTAAAACAAAACATTTTGAGGAAATAAATTTTGCACCAGGTAGTCATAATGCTTCCCCTGTTGCCAAAGTTGAAGTAATTTGGGGAGAACCTATATTTAAAATGTTTCACACGAAATGGAGATCTTGGACAAATGGTATTGAAAGAGCTAAATTGTTAGCTGAAAGAAGATCTCAACATTCAAAAGATATGGGATGGAATTTTCATTATAGTTTAGATGAATCTATTCATAGAGATTATTATGAAAATGGAATGAAAAACAGAATCAAAGTGCGATGAAAAATACGTTTTTCTTCTATTATGATCATAAATTTTATGTTTCTAAAGAATTAAGACAGAATCACAATTATTCAACCAATATTCAATCATTGATTCCTTTAGGAGATTATCATAGATTGAAAGACGAAATAGAATCTTGGTACTATTCTGGTACATTTTCTGTCAAAAATTGTATTTTAAATAGTTTAAAATATAAGGCGTATATTGCTTTCATTTGGTACGTTTGTGATGAATGTATATTTGAAAATGATGTAGAAATGAAAATGTTAATGGATTTATTAGAATTTTTGGAAGAAAACAATTGGGTGAGAAATGAAGAAATTGTTGGAACTATTGTTAAAAAACTAATACAATATGCAGGAAGTATCGCAACAAATGGATGGTACATCACTGGAACCGACATTCTCCGATCTAAGAGTTAAATCACTTCATGAAATTTCAAGTGAATTTATGTATTCTAAAGACCGTGGTTGGAAAACAAAATATACTTATTTCATAGAAAGTATGATACCTTATTGCGGTAGACGAATACCTATTTCAGAAGATCTTTATAAAATCATGTTAGGATTGCAAGATATTGCAAATTTGTTTCCAGATTCTGGTTATTTTTTTGATATTTCAATGATAACAAATGTATGAACGGTTTAGATTTCACAAAAGGGTTTTGGACTGATGTCCAATTTAGAGTTAAAACTTTAGAGGAACTTGAAGAATTCAATCCACTACTTATGATGATAAAAGACACGATAGTAGGATTACAGGATTTACAATATTAAACGTTTCTGATATTTTAAGCTTCTATAGATTAATCTATAAAGATATTAATGATCAGATATTCCTAAAAAGAAAATATGATAAATACACAGAACATTTTAATTTTAAAACAACCTTAATATGATTTATCATGAGATGTTTAGTCAGCACTTGCGAGCTGGGAATTGGCTCTTTAAATATGCTTGGTCAATAGCAAAAAAAGAACAGTTTGGAGAAGTCACAACTTATCCAGAAAGATATTATCTTTGGCAATATTTGCAAACAAAACCTATCACAAAAGAAAATTATGCTGAGTTTAGACCTCAGGCTGATTTTCTTAAAGTGAATTGGGAATGGTCTCCAGATGAAATGAAAAGAGTCGACGATGTCATTGTAAATGGTAAAGACACTTTAGTATCTTTAGATTCGTTTTTTCAATCTGAAAAATGGTTTGAAAACTACAAACCTGAAGTTGTAAGAAGTTTGAGGTTTACAGACGATGCAGAAATAAATGTTATCACAAAATATAAACATCTTTTTGAATCTAAAAAACCAACTATTGGTATTGGTGTTAGATTAGGTGACTTTGTGGGTCATGGAGACTTCTACCAAATTCCTGGAAGTTGGTATATCCTAGCTTTAAACGAACACTTTCCTAATTGGAAAACTGAAAATGAAGTAGTTATTTTTTCAGATGATATTGATAGTGCCAAAAGAATGTTTGCCGGATATGAATATGATTCTTTTAAGTATGCAGAACCAAATGGTACACATACTCACAATGATAATTTTAAACATTATCATGGTGATGCATCTGAACAACTAATTCTTGGTGGTTTAATGGATAACTTTATTATTGGGAATAGTACATTTAGTTGGTGGCAAGCATGGTTGGCAACTTATAGTTCAGGTAAAGTTATTCATTCTAGTAAAGTATTTTCGGACACTGGAAATATGAAACATATTGACACAAGTAATTATTATCCTAAATCTTGGATTAAACATGACTGTTAAAGAAGAAAACAAATTGATTGCTGAATTTTTAGATATTAAAGTTTCTCCCGACGAAGAGTTTTTTGGATCTACACTACCTAATATTATCTGTAAAACTCCTACAGGTACCAGACAATTGACATTTGGTGATCCCGAAATTGAGTTTTTAGAAAATGTGTTAGATATAAAAATAAAACATCTTCATGAAGATTGGATTCTGCTCCTGGCTGCGGTTGACCTAATTGAATCTTTAGGTTATGATGTCAATATTTGTTCGGGAGAAGTTGCAATCTACAAACGTTTGGTTCTTACATACGATAAAGGTAAACATAATGTATATGATTACTATTCTTCAGATTGGAACGAATCAAAATTGAAAACTTTATATCAAGAAATAGTAAAGTTTATAAAATACCATAATGAAAATAGTAGCAGTTTACAATCCTAAATCGGGAGGCTCTTATCATAGAGTTAAACTGTGGTCAGAGTTTGTAGAGAATGTTACATTGGTTGAAGATCTTACAGAAGATCACGTCAAAGATTGTGACATTCTTTACATTCACTGGAACAGTAAAGTTCCGATTACTACGTTGTCCATATGGAGAGAGAAGTATGGATTTAAAATTATTGCTGATGTTGATGATGTATGGAGATTACCTGAAGAATTTCAATATTCAGCATTCTTGAGTCAACACTTGTGTCAGTTGGCAGATCATGTCGTTTGTTCAACAGAATATCTTGTAAGTGATATAGTGAATTGGAACTTAAACGTTACAGTAATTCCAAATTTATTACCTGCAGGATATGGTCAGTTTACACCTGGTAGAAAGATTCATAAGAAAATAAGAGTTGGTATTGGTGGATCTGTATCTCATTATAAAGACTACTTATCTCTAAAACCAATTATTGAATCTATGGAAAAAAATAAGTGGGTAAGGAACAATATTGAATTCGCCATCATAGGGTATAACGCTTTAGATAAGAGATGGAAAAAGGTTGCAAAAATGTTCAAAAATGTAAAATTATATGGGGTAAAACCTCATGAATCTTACATGAGTCTTTATGATAATTTAGATGTTATGCTTTTACCATTGTTAGATACTGAAATCAATAGAGGTAGAAGTTTACTTAAGATTCATGAGTGTTATTGCAAGAATGTGGTTCCGTTGATTTCAAATGTGGATTTTAAAAAGATACAGAATGTCAATCCTTCATCTATAGAGTTAACGTTAAGCTTGATTACATCCTGGCATGCAACTCAGTATTTGGAATCTAGAGGAAAAATAATATTTGAAGAATCTTTTTTAATTAAAAAGTGTTTTGAACAAATGAACTATATGTCTATAAATGTAGACTATAAAAAAGATTGTGTTGAAACCAGATTAGAATTATTTCAAAAGGTGTTAGATAGACCTACCGTTAGTAATCATGATTTATATTCTATTACGTATAGCGATAAACAAGATGTAGAATATCAGGAATTCAGAAATACTATTAACTCTGTCAAAGATAAAAGTTATCTGTTTGAATACAATTCAATAATTCATACTTTGGATATAGTTGCTACTACTGGAAATTATGTAGGATTTTTTAGTCATAAATTTCCTCATAAAACTGGATTCTATAGAAAGTATGTTGAAGATGTTTTAGACAATGAAGATTCGGATGTAGTTATATTTTGTAAACAACATCCTGATTATCTGGCTTGGACTGAAGAACAACATCCTGGATTTATGAACATCTTCGAAAAGGTTTGTAGTAAGTTAGATCTTGAAATTCCATCTGAGGTTCCTACAGTATACTCTAATTTCTTTGCCGCTAAGGCAAATGTTTATAAAGATTATGTTGAAGTTCTAAAGAAAGCTATCGATATCATGGAGACAGATCAAGAAATTAAAGATCTTTGTTGGAATGACAGTGGTTATGAAACAGGGTTGAATCCTGCAGATCTTAAAAAGTATACAGGTTTAGATTATTATCCATTTCACACATTTATTCTTGAAAGATTAATGTCTGTTTGGATTATAAATAAAAAACTTACGTATGCAACTTACAACTAATGGTCATGTTATGAAAGACACTATGCCTGTAGGTAGATTTGTATATTCTTGGGATTCTGTAGATCTTAGTGCTCATCATAAAGCACTCTTAACAATCAATGTTGCTGTAAAACTTCAACGAATCAAATCATTATTAACACCTGAGGAGTTAATTTTGATTGAAATATTAAACAATGTTGATGAAGAACATCTCACTCCTGAATTTATTCAAAAAAGAGATGTGTTACATAGATTTATTAAATCACTACTATGAAACTCAACGAAGTTAAATGGCCCAACGCTACGGGTTCTAGAACGGTTTTAATTAAAAAATCATGTCAATGAACAAAAAAGTTATATTCAAAAACTTTAGTTCAAAGTTGCGTCAAACAGCCATTATAGTGTTTGTTGTAATACCAATGGTTGTATTTTATGTTATTTTTTCCAAGAAAGGATTTTTAGAGGTTGTATCCACTATTATAAACGGAACCGATTCAAACAAAGATAATGGTTCTTTTACTGGATACATTTGGTTGATACATAATACACCACTAAAGATTCTCCCAAAAATTAAAAATATTAAACTTTTAACAATTAAGTATGTTATATGTAACGTATTTAATTTTTGGAACGATGAAGATTTTGTACCAATATGGAAATAAATGTTAAACTAAAGAGATATTTAATATCTGCAGGGTGTCCAGACTTGAATGAAGCTCTTATTTATTTATTAGCATGTAGACATGATCTAAAAGCTCGAGTCTCAGAAGAAGTATTTTCTTTTTTACAACAAAAGAGAATGATTCAACTGAATCTTTTAAGCAATAAGATTGTGTGTTTAACGGCTATCTATGAAAATGAAGATTTCACTCAAGATTTCGAAGATACTTCAGATATTGAAGAAGAAGTTAAATTAAGGATAGACGAATATCGTCAATTATTTAAAGGTATCAGACCCAATAGTATTGGTGTAAAAGCTAAAGTTATTGAGTTAATGACCAGATTTTGTATACAAAATAGAGTTACGTTTGACGATGTTTTAGTAGCCACTAAAGTATATATGCAATATGTTGATGATATAAAATTAATGTCTAATGCTGACAATTTTATTAGTAAGTTAGACAAAGATGGTAATGAAATCAGTTTTTTGCAGATGGCTATTGAAGAACAATCTATGGATAACAATTCACCAAGTAGATCTTATAAGTTGATATGATATTCCGACTTTCTCCTACAGAATTTATACATATGTACAAAGTTAAAGAAGAACGGTTTGATGTTAAAACAAACAATAACTTGCATTATGATATTGGACAGAAACGAATTTAATTTACAGATCAGGGAATACAGCAGGCACATTCTTTCAAATCATACTTGGGAAAGTTACATTCAAACTTCTAGACCTGTCAAATCTGGTGCAGGTTTTCGAGAACAACTTAAAAAAGAAGTTCCTGTTGAAGACATAATGGTTAGGGAAATGTTAGACAACGTAAGTCATTCTTTACTATATAGTAATATTGAATTTAGAAAAGCATTTCGTAAACGTTTGATACATTATGGCTTATACTACAACAAAGCATTATGATACCATGTTAGCTAAATCTCAACTGCTGTTTTTAATTTTAAAGTTTAAAATTCATCGAACGATTTATGCAAGATATCTTTACAATAAACATGATGCTGACAGTTCTAATGAAGAGTTTCAAAATAAAATGCTAGAAGAAATGGTTGACAAAGTCGATGTAGATATGCTATTAAACAATAAACTTGTCATTGAAATGTTGATTAAGTATTGTTATCAACATAGGGTTACACAACATGTAAGATTAAATCATGCGAAACAAATATTAAGTAATCATGTCAACAGCTTTATTGCGGAATCAGATCAGTAACTTTAAAAGATTGAGTCAACGTGTACCATTTAGTATTAGAACGATATATTTAAAGAACGATTAACAAATAGACTTAAAGAACTTGAAGCGGAACATGTCTCTTAGTGAATTTAGAAATCTATATATTTGGTTTTTTTTCAATTCTATAGAAGTACATAAGGATGGACCCGATGGTTATAGGTATGATCGATTACCTGAAGATCAATTGATAACTGAATTTGCTGACAATTTTAGTTGTGAACAACTTGCTCAAAATAAAGTATTTGTTGAACGATTGAAAGAAAGATTAGAGGAGTTGAAAAATGATTGATGTTATGGAACTCATAGATTTGGTACACGCCTTTAAAATACTGTCTGTTAAAATATTTCATCAACCAGATGGAACAATACTTGTAGAAGAGCGAAATCCATTTGACACCTTAATTTTGGAATTCTATTATGCATCTTCTATAGAAGATTTAATCAACAACGAAATTTTTATAAATCGGATAAAGGAAAGATTAGAACAATTAACAAATGAGCAAGCAGACTTACAATGGCGAACTTTGCCTGTATCACTTTCAGTGTCTTTTAAAGAAAATTAGAAAAATTAATGTACCAAATGACTATCAACTTTTGGTAATCCATGAAATGATAGACTCTGTACATTATTTAAGACTTTACGATAATGAAGAATTTAAGAAAGCAATGATTCAAACACTTGAACGATATTCGCTTGTTTCAGATTTTGCAAAATCAGGAATGCCTGGATATGACAAATATATATGAAGTTTATAAGTATAGAGAAACTATTCCCTAGTTTATTCCAATTTATCCCGGGATGGATTAGAGGAACTTATTATTGTATAACCGGAGCCACGGGTTCTGGTAAAAGTAAATTTGCAAGATTTGCATTTGCTGAATGGACATATAAATACTGTAAAGAGAATCTGATTCCTTTTAGAGTTATTTATTTTGCTCTGGAAGAGTCTTATGACTTCTTCTGGACAACGATCTTATTGGATAAATTGAAAGAGAAAACAGGAATATCACTAACATACTATCAATACAAAGGGTTTCATGAAGGGATGACGGAAGCTATCCAAGCTGAAATCGATCAATTGTTACCTATACTTGAAGATATGAAGAAGTATATTCTTGTTTATGATGATGTAAGTAATCCTACAGGGTTGCTTAGGACTATTGAAAATGTATTAAAAGATCATGGTCAAATAGTTAAAGGTGAAAGTTTTACTGACGATGAAGGTAATGTGGTAGTCCACAAATCTTTTAAGTATAATGATCCTGATTTTCATTTAGTTGTGGTAGCAGACCATATTGGTTTGCTGGCTCCTGAGAAAAATCATTTTGCCTTGGTAAACACTTTGCATTTAGCTATTAGTAAATGGTCAGAGTATGTGATTAAACTGGTTTGTAAAAGATATAACGCTATTGTTGTATCTGTACATCAGCAAGAAATGGCTTAACAAATAAAGTTTAAGCATGAAATATAAACAGTATAAAGAAAGTGTTATAAATAAATATTATCAAGGTAATACGTCTACTCAAATATCCGAAGATTTAAATATTCCATCATATGCAGTTAGAAGATTGCTATATGAAAATAATATAAGGCTCGGACATAAAACTCCATTTAAAAGTAAGAATCAAATTTTTATTAGTTCAAAACTTATAGAAATCATTAATGGTTCTTTATTGGGTGATGGGTTTTTAAGTAGATATATTACAAATAGTAATCGAAAAAATTGTAATAGTAAATTAATGATTAATTATTCCACAGTTAATGAGGAATATGCGAATTATATAATCGGTTTATTAAATTTAGAATGTAAAACATATAAATACTGTTTCAACCGAAATCTTGAAAATAAGAAGATTAAAGATAATGGAATAATTACTATTAATACTTGTCAGAATCAATCATTTAATTCTTTTAGAGATACTTGGTATCCTTTTGGGATAAAGACTGTTCCTGTAGATATTATTTTAACCCCATTAACTCTAGCAATATGGTTTCAAGATGATGGTTATAAACATAAATCTGGTTCATATTATCTATGTACAGATAATTTTAGCTTTGCAGACTTAAAAATATTACAAAAGGTATTACTTAGAGATTTTAATATCAGATCCTCAGTTCATTGGAGTGGTATTAAACAGAGAATCTACATTAAAAAAGAAAGCTCTGAAATATTTAAAAATATAATTCAATCGTTTATTTGTCCTTTCATGAAGTATAAACTTCACTAGGTCATGTAAAATCGGAAGAATTGCTGGAAGTTCCTTAGAGTTCTATAAACTACAAAGTAATCTGAAAAGATAAGCTTGAACGTTTGAAAATTATAGAAATTGGATAATCAGCAGCCGAATCCCTGAATGTTAATAAAGTATGGGAAAGGTTCAACGCATAATAGGTGAGTTATAACAAACAATAAACCTAACACGAGAATCCGACAGTTTAATAAACTGAAGATATATGCTGAACTATAGAGAAATCTATAGAAGTAAAGATAAAAAACTTTACGATAACAAAATTGGGTGAGAACAATGATAATTTTAAATTAAACAAGTTAGAGCCAAGTGAAGCCAAGTTAGGAGACAATAAATTGGTTGGTCGAGATTATATGGTTAATCTAGGACTATTTAATCCTGGTAAGTACGGTTTGCGAGATTATCTAAAGTATAATCTTAATACTTTTGGAGATAACTTTAGAACCTTGCATGTGTTAAAACACAGAAATGGCTTGGCACATATGGCTAAAGCTTTATGGTTTGACGGGGTGGGTAATAGATTTGAAGAGTTACCTAAACCTGAAGATATTCAACAATTAAAAGAGTTTCTAGATGCTAAACGATAAAGATTTTTTAGAGAAAGTTAGTGCTCATATTGGAAAAGATTTGAATCAAATGTCTTTAGTTGAAAGGCAGCGTGCAATAAACAAATCAAGAAACTATCTTAGATTCAAAATGACGAAACCTGGAACATGTTATACTCCAGCTTGGCATCCTTTATTGACAGTCAAAGAGTCTAAAATAATTGAAGATATTAATCGATTGCAAGATCAACTTAAATCTTTACAAATACAGTTCTTTTCTGAATTTTATGACAATTGTCCAAGTGTAGGTTCTACGTTAAAAAGAAAAGAGAAAAAGATTCCTGGATTAGTTACTTTAACAGAAGAAGAAATTATAAATTTACTATGACATTACATGAAGACTTAGGTAGATGCCTGCGAAGACTATTGGTTACAGATACGTACTACGCAATGTTCATGTTGGGATTGGATAAACAAGAAACAGAAAGAGTTCCAACATTAGCTGTAGGATTGAATGGGATCAATGTTGTTTTATACATCAATCCTAAATTCTGGTTTAGTTTAAATCAAGAAGAAAAATTTGGTGTATGTAAACACGAAATGATGCATCTATGTTTTATGCATTTGGTAACTTTAGGTAGTTATCCAGATCATAAAAGAGATAACATTGCTACTGATTTAGAAATCAATCAGTATATTGATCGCAAGTGTTTACCTAAAGGTGGTATTACACTAGAAAAGATTAAGCAAGAACTCGGTTTAACATTGCCTGAAAAACAAGGTAGAGATTTTTATTATCGAGCTTTAGAAGGTAAATGTGGAGATGATTTTGATCTTCAACAGAATGAACACTTTTGGGAGATCTTTGACCAGTTATCTGAAGCTGAACAAAAAGTTATTCAAAATCAAATTGAATACAGAATGACTGAGATTGCTGAAGAGATGGAAAAAAATCAACCAGGATCTGTTCCTGGTGAAATTAAAAGCATCATTAAGGCTATCAAACGTCCAAGTCAATTTGACTGGAGAAAATTCTTGCGTCAATGGACAGGTAATAGTCATGAAGTAGAAGTTAAACAAACAAGATTTAAACCAAATCCATATTTTCCAGCAAATCCAAGTTGTAAGATCAAACTGAAACAAAACATCTTGGTAGCTATTGACACTAGTGCATCTGTATCAACAAGAGAATTGGAAGAATTCATGTCTGAGTTACACAACTTGTGGAAATTTGGACACACAATTACTATCTTATGTGTGGATACAAAAATCTATGATCCGTATGTCTATAAAGGACAAATGGATGTTGAAATTAGTGGTAGAGGTGGAACTTATTTTACTCCAACTCTAGAGTATTTTAATGCTCATCCACAATATAACTGTATGATTTATTTTACGGATGGAGAGGCAGAACTTCCACCAAATGCTAACCGACCCATGTTATGGGTGATCTCTTCGAGAGGTACTAAGAATTATATAAAAGAACACAACGGAAAATTTTTAAAAATTCAATCGAATAATGAGTAAGAACAAAATCGAATTAACACCTAGTGAGGTAATTGATCACATTCGTAAGTATGCAGCATCTGCTGAAATGCAAATGAAAAAAGGTAAACGTCCAACATCCTTATGTTTGGAAGGCGGTGCAGGTATTGGTAAAACTAGTGTAATTTACCAAATTGCAAAAGAACTAGGATATAAAATCCATGTGGAAAACACATCGATGATTGATGATCTTGGTCACTTGGTTGGATATCCTTTAAATGAATACGAGTATGAATTTGAAAAAAATTCAGATGGTATGACTGAGAAACAATTGCGTTGGATGCCAAGTAATTTGGCAGAACAAGCCATTGCAGATGGTGGTGTATTTACAGGAGAAACCAGAATGTCATATTCTATGCCATATTGGTTGAAAGATCTTGGTCCAGATGATAAATTCATTCTGTTCTTAGATGATTACACTCGTGCTCTACCAATGGTAATGCAAGCTTGTATGACCATTACCGAAGAATATAGATACAAGTCATGGTCTTTGCCAAAAAATGCAATTGTAATGTTGAGTACAAATCCAGATTCTGGTGAGTACTCTGTAGCATCATTGGATTTGGCACAGAAAACTCGTTTTAGGACCATATACATGAAATATGATCCAGATGCTTGGGCCCAATGGGCCGAAAATGATGGTATTGATGGTCGTTGTATTAACTTTGTATTAAGTAATAAAGAATTGTTTTCTACTAAAGGAGATGGAATTGGTGGAGGAAAAGACTACAATGCTCGAATTATGACGAAATTCTTTGAAGACATCGGTAACTTGGAAGATTTTGCAAAAGAACTATCTTATGTTAAAACTTGTGGTGATGGAGCATGTGGTCCAGCGTTTACAGATACATTTATTACATTTGTAGCAAATGGTTTGGATAAACTCCCAAATCCTTCAGATCTTCTTCAAATGAAAAAAGAAGAAGCTTTAGCTAAACTAACCGCAGTATGTGGAGATTATAAAAAGAGTGGTAGTTATAATCCAGCTACAGCTAGTATTATGGCAACGCGGATCACCAATCATGTTATTTATGGTAATCATGAGAAATGGGGTCGAGATGAAAATCAAAAAGTAATTGATATTATCTTGCACGACTGTTTTGGTGAAGATTTAAAATTCTATATGTCACGACAGTTTATGTCTGAAAAGGCTCGTCAACAATCAACCAAATTACAACTAATCATTATGCACCCACAAATTAGTGCAATGATTCTTAAAGCTTAATCCAAATAGTAAATGAATCCTAATCCTTCAATTATTAAATTGGCGTCAGGAGAAGCTCTGTATGCCAATCAAGCACTTGTAAAATTCATTAAATCTACTATCTCTCAGGCATCAGACACTTTGGTGCCTGAAGATAGTATCTTCTTTTTTAAAAATGTAAAATTTAAAAGAGATCGTTTGTCCGTATCTCAAGAAAAGTTTTCAAGAACAATTCTTTTAGAAAAAGCCACTGCTGTTGTAATTAACACAGATGTTCAAGTACCAACAAGATCTTTATCTTTAGTAGGTAACAAGATTGTTGATGGAGATCCATTTCTAGCAGATGATATTGTGTATGAAATTTCTAAATTTGGTTCACAGTATGTAGAAGTCATTGCTCAGTTTTTCAAATTAAGTCAACTTAGTAATAAGCCAAAAATCATTTTTGAAGAAACACTTCTAGAAATGATTAATTCAGGTTTTGTTATTGACGAAAACAATTTGGATTACGTAGAAGATCTTTTAAAGTCTGATACTACGATGGCATGTCAGATTATTGATAGTTGCGATATTGTAAAATCTTTTCCATATATTTTATGGTTAACGTTTATGTCAAATGGGATCAATTCTACAAACTATCAAATTACTGGTAATTGTCAAGAGGTACTGAAGTATCTTCGCGGTAGAGGTATGGCTAACGGATTAACAAAAAACACTGTTGTTGAAATTCTTGGTGTTCCATTCTTAAAAGACAAGTTGTCTTCGCAAATCATTCAAAATTCATATAATGCGGCACTAAGTGCAGTACCAAATATATTGAGAGATTTAGTTGCAGACATTAGAACAGATATGGTATGGGCCCACTAGACTATTTTGTGCATGATCCCCTATATGGACGATGGCAAATCAAAAAAGAGATTCGGGAATGTGTAAGCACAAAGAGAGAACTAGATCTTTGTAATGCAAAAGTTTATTTAGATCATAGAAGATATTATACTTTAAAAGATGCTAAAGACTATCTCGAATCTTTAGGATCCACAATAGTAAAAGATATTCATGATGCTGATATAGCCATTATGGAATTTGATAGTTGGTATTCTGAAAAAACTCAACCGTTAGTTGTTCCAGACTTTTTACTACATTACAAAAAGGTGTTCAATCCATATGTTTTTGGAAGACATGTGTTATCTTTTAAAGTACATGATACTGAGAAGATTGAATTGACAGAAGATGTCTATCGAAATATTTGTGAGCTACTTAACAGTAGAGATTCTACCAACCAACGAATGGCTTGTTCAATGTTACCTACAATTAAGTGGAACAATAATATGTTTCTTTTAGCAGCATTATTTGGTAGTCATCTTTATAAAATTAGAGAGTTAAAACTATCTCAAGTTCCAGGTTTTTCTAAATGGGCATCAATACGTATTCCATTTTGGACTCGTAGAGATATTGAAATGAGTGGGATCATTTCATATATGAAAGATCAAAATCCCGAAACAGTAAAATTAATTAAATATATAAATAAAAATGCTTAAAATTACAAAACAACAACTGCAGGACCTCTTTGAAGGTACTAAAACATGGGAAGAAATGGCTACAGAATTTTCTGCTGAAGCTAATTTGGAAGTAACTCCTAAAATGGTACAAGATCTTTTTAAAGCTAACGGATTTAATTTACGTTCACGTAAACGTAAAACCGAATGGTTTGTAATCATTGATGATACAACACCAACAACTTTTTCAAATCCACAAGTCTCTGATGACTCTGTTGTAGAAACTGTAGTGTCAGAACAGTACGCGTAATTAACCAATCTTTAAAATTTAATCCATATGCCACAGATCCTAGTGCTTGCCGAATCAGGTTTCGGCAAAACTACATCTTTTGTTCCTAATGAAAAGTTAGGTATTAAGGGTTTAGACCCTAAGGAAACTTATGTTATCACCACTACGAGTAAAATGTTACCGTTGTGGAAAACTACCACTATTGATAAGCCGCAAGATGGTAATCGAGTTGTTTCAGATGATGGACAAGCTATTGCTAAACTCATTACAGGTTTAGCAAATAGTCCATTTAAAAACATTGTTATTGATGATACTAACTACATCATGCAAAACTTCTATATGAAGAATGCTATGAAAAATGGTTGGGATACTCCAAAACAAATTGGTTTTTTCATGGGACAGATTTTTGAAGCTTGTGAGAAAGCAAGTATGGCAGGTAAGAATGTAATTCTATTTGCTCATCCAGAATCTTACAAAGCCAATAGTGCTGGAGATATCAGTTTTCGTATGAAGACCACGGGTGAATCATATTGCCCTTATTTGCTTAATTGCTGGAATAGCCTTAGAGACTAATTAACTACAACGTAACTAGAAATGGTAAACGTGAATGTTAAAAATAATTAGTATTGGCCAATCAGCAGCGAAGATTCTAAAGTTGGCATGATTTTTGCTATACAAAGAATAACGTTCAACGACCATCCCTCAGAAGGGGAGTACAAAGTTATCTAATCAACAACTTTGGAAATAGCAAATTTTATAATCCAAATATTATGTTAGTTAAAATTTACAAATTACTTGATCCCAATACCAAAGAAGTTAGATATGTAGGTAAAACAATTGCGTCTCTAAAGAAAAGACTTTCTGGACACATTACTGCAGCTAATAAAATTGGTATTAAAACACATTGTCAATGTTGGATTTATTCGTTACTTATTCAAAACCTAAAACCTGAAATCATACTCATTGAAGAATGTGATGACAGTATTTGGGAAGAAAGAGAAAGGTATTGGATTAAATTCTATAAAAATCTTACAAATTTACATGAAGGTGGTAATTCAGCAAGTGGTCACAAACTTACTGAGATACATAAACTAAATGTAAGTAATGCGCTTAAAGGAAAGAAACGACCTGATAGAGTTAAACAGAAAATATCTAATTGGCACAAAGGAAAAGTTCCATCTCAAAGTACAAAAGATAAATTAAGACAATGCAATCTTGGAAAAACTCAATCTTTAAAACAAAGATTGAAAACAAGTTATGGAGGAATATTACAAATAGATCCTTTAACAAATAAGGTTGTTAAAGAATATTTAACGTTAGGTGATATTATAAAAGATAATCCTAAGTTATATAAAGGTAACATTGCCTCAGCTTGTAATGGTAGATTAAAAACTTATCATAAATTTATTTGGAAATATAAAAAAGATATGGTCTAATCTTATAGGAAACTATAAGGATACAAGGTGTTGTGATTCAACATGTATTATTGTATCAAGAAATGAATATGACACAAGAGTATATTACTCCTGAGGGTAAAGTAGATATTATGTTGTTTGGTAAGAGCACATATAATGATCAAACTAAACGTGCTGAAAAGCAATTTGTTACTGATCACGATGGAACATATCCTGCTAAAAGTCAGGGTATATTTGATAAACTTTACATCCCTAATGACATGGGATTGGTTATTGAAGCCATTGAAAAATATATGCAGCAATGAAGTTACACATAGATACTGAAAACAAAACAGTTGCTATAGAAGGTCAAGTGAAAGTAGCAAATGTATTCAATTATCTAATGTCATGGTTTCCAGAAGATTGGGAAGATTGGAAATTTATTCCATTCACATCAACAATTCAATACAAAGAGATTATCGTACATAAAGATGTATGGAGAAATCCTTATTGGAATCCTTGGCAAGTCACATATGGTGACACCAAGTCTAATGGATTATTAAATCCTAGTTACACAACAGATACCAAAACAACAATCAACTTTAATCAACTTTAATCTTAATTTAATCATGTTTACAGGAACAAAAGAAGGGCAACAACAAGGAGGTTCTTACCTCAAAACAGGACTTACTTCATTTTCATTTTTGGGTGTGAACCCCACAGCAGAACAAATTCAACAATGGACAGGTAGAGATAACGTACAACCTCAAACTTATGATCTTACAAAAGATTATAATCAAAAGGATGTTCGTCCTATCAATGTTTGGTTGAAAAATTCAGATGATGTAGTAGTTAATTTCAGAATCAATATTGGTAATGAAGATGCTATTGCTAAATCAGGTAACTACCAAGTTTGTACTTCTACTGGTGCAGTAGTTTGGGCTAAAGCTGGTGGCCAACTAAAACCTGAGTTTGCAGACCATAAACCCTTGAAAATTGGTGAAGCTGAATTGATCGAGTTCATTAGTCGATTGATCAATTTTGATCAGAAATCTGGTGAAAATTTGTATGCGCAAATGACATCTTTAGGAGTTGATGCAACTAGTCTGTATAATGCCAGCTACACTGGTATGAATAAATTGGCAACTTGGACGCAAGAAAAAGCCAAAAACATCTGCATGGTGCTGGTTGTTAGAGAAAAAGAAACCCTTGACGATAATGGTAACACTGTTACTAAACGTTATCAAGGTGTTGCAAATGACTCTAAAACTTGGTTCCACGGTCAAGTTACAGATTGGGCAGAAGGTAAGCTTTTAGAAAGATATGAAAAATCTCTTGAGATTGGTTCAGGTCAAACCCAAGCTTATCCTATCATCAAAGATTTGTTTACCATCAAATATCAGGATTTTAAACGGGAAGATTGCTTTAATGCAGTACCTGAAAATCCTGTAGTTGCCACTGGTTGGAATAGCTAGAATGTTCAAAGGACTTAGACCTACATACAGAGACCAAACTGAAGTATTGAATTCAATATCTCAGGAACAAGTTTTTTATGAATATTTAGGAATATATCCTGATTTAGGTAAGTCTTATCTAAGTCCTTTTAGAACGGATAGAAAACCTGGGTGTCGTTTTAAATGGCACTCAGGTATTCTATACTTTGTTGAAAATTCCATGTTTCAAAACAAACTTTACTGGTCTTGTTTTGATGTAGTAATGTATACTAAACATTGTAGTTTTCAAGAGGCTTTAGATATTCTCTACCTAAAAACACATTCTTT